AAAGGTTTATCCTTTTCTGGATTATGTAAATTTTGATTTTACTGATTCGTCTAAACCAGTTGAATTTGAGTTGCTTCTTGATAAATAACTCGGTCGTGCCTTGTTATGTATCGCATTTGAAGCAATTTTGTAAATATTTGTTGCTCCGTTCGTATCTCTGTTCCAATAACCGCATCCGTTTTTACAACAAATCAGTCCATGAACTAAAATACGCCCGTCTCTAAATGGTTTCGGGTTTTCCCTTACCATTGTCTTGCTACAAATTCCTACTTCACATTTAGAACATCTACAACTCGTTCTAAACTCATCAACCAAATAAGTTTGAAAACCTGCTTTTCTAAACAATGTTCTCATTCCTTTACCTTTGGTTGGTTCTTTGAATTTCATATGTTTTTTTTGCTCGAAATCACCAAAGCAAACTACAACTTCGTTTTCACTACCAAATATATGTTTGAAACGGTTCAACATTTTCTGTTCGCTTTTCTTGGTATTCCTATAACTTTGTAATTTTAATTTTCTAAAAATGTATTTTTCATAAAACGAAAACAATAATCTATTTATTTCACTCTTCTTTTGAATATATTCCTTAAAATTGGTTAGGTTAAGTGATTTCTTATTTAGTTTAGATAATTCTGTTTCCAATTCTATAATGGTTCTACTTGTTCCATGACCTTCTATTTGTTCTCGTTTCAACTTTAATTGTATTTTTGAATACTTCTTTTTCTTGGTTTCCTTTCTTCTTTGGTCTTGTGAATATCTAAAGGTATTTGCGTGTTTATTATCATCATCAACACAATAAATCAAATCACACAAACCTGGATCGATTGCAACTATTTTCTTATTTTGTAAAGGCACTGAATCATTGATTTCATCAATATATGTTTCTTGGTTCGCTCCTTTTTTCATCATCGGCAATCGCTTACCAATTAAATCCTTACGCAGTAATAACAATGTGCAACTAATACCATCGGTTTCTATCATATGATGAAACTCGTAATACTTTTTATGAAAACTCTTCAATTCAGTCCTAAAAAAGAAATCCCATATTTTATCTTCGTTTCTCTTCAAATTCCCCTTTGTTAAATAATCACTTTTAATTCCTTGTTTCTTCGTCATTAATAAATGCACTAATGTTGTAGTATCCAATCTGATATGTTTTGGAATAACTTCGCTTCTCATTGGAAATACATTACTGATTGTTTGATTTTCGGTTTCCACTTGGTTCATCATTCGTATCATACACGGAAAATAATCAAAAGGACTACATTGTATATCATAATACAAATTCTTCTTGAAAGTTTTAACAGGAATGATTATTTGTTTTTGTGCATCAATCCAAGTATGATAAGAAATATGAGATTTATATTTTACGGTTTCAACATTCAATAAATCATTCTTGATTTTTCTTAATTGATTACATAGTTTATTTATTCGTGCGTCTTTGTCCTTCTTGGTAATATTCATTTTTCTAATTTTACCTACTAAAAATGATTTTTTCCAAACAACATTTACATATCGTTCAACATATTCCACATAATGTAATTTAATATTGTTCCCATACATAGTAAGAATATCAATGGTAAGATAATCTAAAATTGTATTCATATGCGTATAATCCAAAATCTCATTTTGAATAAGAGGTTGAAAATCGGTTTGGTAAAAATCATGTAGTTTTTCTTTGAGTGCTTTGATTTCGGGTTTTGGTGGTCTGCCTTGTGGTTTTTCATTACAAAGTATTTTCATACACGAATTAATAAACTCACCATTAATGGTTGGTAAAGACGAATGCTTCTCATAATGGTCTAATAAAAAGAGTTTCATAAACATTAATGTTTGAATAACTATTTTATTGCACTTAATAACGGCATTTGTAATTTTAGTCGAGTTAATCGCAGGATGTTTCAGGACATTTTTCAACGAAATTTTAATTCCTTTGAAAAAGTCGGTTGGCGGATTTACTTCTTCTTCCATCCTTATACTATTACTAAAGATTTTATTTTAAGTAGTTTAACGAATTAATATAAAATTGATTTAATATAATGATTGAAGCACCAGATATAGAATACAATGAGTAATACAATGAGTAATACTATTATACAAACACATTACATATACCTTTTACAAGAACGAGAATTTACCAAGACATCTGAACCTATATATAAAGTTGGAAGGACTACAAAATCAAATCATCAACGATTTAATCAATACCCAAACGGGTCTATTTTATTATTTCAAATAATTTGTAATAATTGTAAAAATATCGAAAGATGTATTATTAAACAATTCAAAGAAAAATTTATTCTACGAAAAGATATAGGCAACGAATATTTTGAGGGCGATTACACCAGGATGATTGATATTATTTACTCAACAATACAAAGCGAAATATGTGTTACTACAAATGAAGAAGAAAATGAAGAAGAAGAAAATGAAGAAGAAGAAAATGAAGAAGAAGAAAATGAAGAAGAAGAAAATGAAGAAGAAGAAAAATTAAAATTAAAATCAGTGTATGAAAAAATATGTAAAATATTTCCTGATTATAAAAATGATGAAAGTTTTGGAGGTATAAAAAAATACATTAAATTAGATGTAATTGATGACGAATATATAATATATTACATGGAGCCTAAAGTAATGAATATCGTTCAGAACCATTATGATAAGTATGTTGATGTTTATCAAAATATAATTAGTCAATATCATATTGATAAACACGATGATTTACACAATTTGAATTATTTAATTAATAACAAACAAACATTGTGTATTGGCAAAATATATGATATAAATTCAATTGCATTTATTGATAAAATTAATAAACCAAAATTCAACATAAATATTGAAAATTTTAATGAGTTCAAATTACAAGTACCATCTATACTACCATATTGTGATGTAGTCGAAGAAAAAATTCGTCAATTATTCTATCACAATATGATTATTAATTACGAATTATATGTTACAATGATGGATACACGTAAAGAAGATGTAAATTTTAATATTAATAAAATAAAACGAAAAGATTATGCTATATTGAGTATATTTGTAAGAAATCGCCCTATGACAATAATTAAAATTAATTCAAAATACTATGATTATGTTACATATTGCCGGAAATATATACCATATGTAATCCGCACAACTACCGAAAATGATTATTATGTAGTAAATCGTGATTATGAATACATTGGATTAAATACAAAATGTATGGAATATATCAAAGGATATTGGTTATTTAATGATGAAACTAAACCTTGGGATGAAAAACAATATGTCATACAAATGATTAATAAATATAAACAAACAATAAAAGAAAATAATCTTAATAAATGTTTGAATATAAATAAATTTACTGAAGATATTTTATCATTATTTGATTAATTCAAAAGTATAAATATGTGTTCGGATCGGTTGTCCGTTTTCAGTCAGTTGAAAATCTTTACTTTCTACCTTATATTTTGGTTTTATCAAGTTTTTTATGATTGACAACCAAGGTCTTTTTATTTTACTCGGTTCTCCCACTGCCTTTATTCCATTAAAGGAATACCATTTTCTTATTTCTGGTATTAGTTTCATTATTTGAATTTGGATTTCTTCGTTTTTATCCAATTCATAAAGCGTATATGTATTTTTATTTTCCAAATCTAAAATATGAATGATTTTATCCACCATTTCGCTCTGTTCTTTTTTATACAATTCACTCTTTAATCTCATAATATACTTAATATAACTAATAAATTTTTAAGTATGTTATTTATAATTTTTTAATTTACGCTTTCGTGTTGAAGGTTTCCGTTCCATTTGTATCCCTTCTTTTGAGTTGTATGCATATTCAAAATAGTTCTTATGATTTTGCGGTTTCACTTTACCAATAGCGTTGTCTATATTATTTTCTAATTGTTCGTAATTATTTACATTTCGATTCTTTTTCATATATGTTTTTATTTGGTTAAAGTATGCCTCTATTGCATCAGTTTTTGGTGTATATGGGACACAAAATAAATAGTCATTACCACTTTTTGTAATTGCACTTTTAATTGTTTCGTTATTATGACTTTTCGCATTATCTAAAATAATTAGGTGATTTTTATATTTTGGAAAAATATGCTTTTCAAAAAATTCTAACAATCTTTCAGTATTCATACCTCCTTTCTCATATAATTCTTTACCAACACATTTCGAATTGCTGATAGCAACTAATAAAGTGAATTTACGAAATACAAATTGGTTAGATGTTTTTATTACACAACGCCTACCTAAATTACATCTACTATAATTTGGTTTCAATGCTGAACCAACACTGGTTTCATCTAAACAAATAATTTTGTCTAATGGATATTGTTTCACTTTATTATAAAACTTATTCATTTCACTTTGTTTTTCAATCGGTTTTCTGTATCTTTCTTTTGGAAAATGTTCGTGTCTGGTGCGTTTCCTCGTTTTGTTATTATCTCTTACAATTTGACCTAAATGTTGAGGTGTAATATCAAAATTAGAATAATGATGTTTCATATCCACAACCAGTTCTTGCATGGTAAGTTGTTCGTTCTTCTTCAATAATTCTAACGCAGTATTTACTTGCGGTCTGGTTATTTTGTAAGAAATGGGTTTCCTGATTTTTCTTGTAAGATTTTTAGTTGTGTTATATTTGTAAATCCAATCTCGTAATGTAGATTTTTTACAATCAAAAATTTTACAGGTTTTCTTATACCCATCACCATTTTCATTATTCAAATAATATTTAACAGCAGAATTTTTATAATCATCTGTTTTATGTTTAGTCATTATACTATAATAAATTAAGAAAATTAATTAGGGGTGCGGATTTAAATCTTCAAGGGTGTAAATCATCGTCAGGCAACTGAATCGCACTCGTAAAATCAGTAGATATATTTTTTGTTTTTATTTCTTCTTCCAATGCTTTATGCTTTACTAAAGCGTTAAATAATTGCCGCCTATTATGTAATACCAATGTTCGGTCTTTAATATAATTATCATTTCTTGCTTTGGAATCCATAATAGATTCAAATTCGGTGGTTAAAGCTTGTTTTGATTCAATCAAAGTTAAATATTCTTCATCCATAGCTATCTTTATTTTAGACCATTCGCTCAATTTTTCGGTTACGTCTTGGTGTTCCCATAATTCTTCTTTTGTATGAGGACCCAATATATCCATTCTATATTCGATTTTATTATGTAAATTGGCGTATTTCTCTCGTAAATTGTGTATCCTTTCTTTTTGTTCATCAAATTTATAATATTTTGAAACAGATAATATAAGACTTATATAGGTAGAAATTGTAATTCCTGATACGGATACAATTGATTCGGTCGTAGCAAAGTAATTTTTTGTAGATTGTAAAAAACCAGAAACAGTTGATAATACAATAACTGAAATCTGAATATAACTAATATATGTATTAAGCTCGCTATATTTTATATCTAATAATCGCTTTGTCGATTTACATTCCTTTAAAATAAACATATTATTGTTAATTAGGGCATGTAATTCATTTTTAAATATAATAAATTCCTTGGTTTGCTTATAACTATGTCTATCTTCTTCATTTGATTTTTGGTCAGTTGGTGGCTTTGATGATACTATCGCCTGATTTATATTTTCTGGAATATGCTTTTTCTTGATATTATCGGCGATTGATTTGGCTGCCTTGTTTATAACTTCATCATGTGATTTATTTATTATCTTTTCAACAACTTCTAAATTAATAACGCCATTCGTGGGAATATCGTCTATATTATTAGTTGCTGTCGTATTACTTTTTATATTTTTGCTCATTTTACACCCTTGAACATTTAAGTTCGCACAACTTTATGTCGTTTTGAAAATAAATATTATAAGGTGTAAAATCAATAGTTGTGCTTACCGCTTTACTTCGGCTTTAACAACGATGGTCTTACTTTTTCTTGTTTCTTTGCCTTCGGCAAAACAAGTGAAAGACGATGCCCTACTAAACTCTTCTGGTCTTGTTTGATTTTTTATCCAACAAGTAGTTAAGTTCATTATATTTACTGCGGAATTCGCATCTCGGGTTCTAAATACGGTTTGTTTGTTTTGGCAACTCACGCAATTAGAACACACGAAAAGACGATATACTTCCTTATTCTTTTTGTCTCTGTAATGTTTCATTTCATTATAACAATCACAACATTTCTTACTGGTATTGAATTCATTGATTGTAATAGTATCATATCTTTTATGGATTTGTTTCCTTAATCCCTTATTCATCGTAGGCATAAAATGTTTCATTTGTGTATCTCTGCTCCAATTTCCATAACCAATTAGAATATTTGAACCAAATGTTTCTTGGATTTTATTAAGGAAATTATCAATGCTTTTCTTACCATAACTATATTGCCTAAATTTCATTTTTCGCCAAGTTTCGTTTATGTAAAATTCGGTTGTTTCTTTATTGAGTTTATCCTTTTCTACTAAATATGCTTTGAACTTGATGTAATCAACAGATTTGCTATTTTGAACTGATAAATGAGTTTCTTTTTCAATAATTTTATTTCGTTTCTTTTCTTGTAATAATATTCGTTGGTTGCGTTTCCCATAACTTTCTATTTTCCGTTGTGATGCTGTGTATTGTAATTTATTACCATTATTATCCATCATATACACCAACGAGTGTTTGCCCGGGTCGCAACCAACAATATTCCTATCGTTCAATGTATCTAATTGTTCTTTGGATAAATCTTCAATACCATAAAAATCTTGGTCTGGAATGCTTGGAACGCGGCTACCCCATTTCTTATCTTTCAAATCTTTTCTAATAAACAACAAGCAACAAGATACTCCGTCAGTTTGTATTTGATGATGGAATTGGTAATGTTGATTTCTAAATATTTTATGGTTCAAATTCAAAAAGGCATTCCAAATATCGTATTGGTTTTCTTTTAGGTTTTTATGTAATTCCCCCTTTTTTATTCCATCTATTTTATTTGCTGGACAAAATAAACTAACCAAACTTGCTGTATCTAAAATAATATGTTTTGGAACAATATTAGTTCGTAGTGGTAAGGGTTGGAATAATTTACTTTCTTGTTTTTCCAATACTTCATTCATATACAACATTGCTTTCAAATATTCAAATGGTCTAACTTTCACATCATAATAAACAGACTTTGTAATATTGGATGGTAAAATGTTGAATAAATGAGTGGTTTTCCATTCATTGAAAATTTCATCCGTTTCATTATTCAAATTCATAAGTTGATGTTTCAACTTGAATAAAATAGATTTATCTTCTGTTAAATTTGTGGTTGTTTTATTGATAAATCTCAAAAAGTGCTGAATGAAATGTTCTTGTGCGTTGTTGGATAAAGAAGTATGAATTTGCGTTGCTAAATAAGGTAATAAAAAAGTAGTGTTTTTCAAATTGGTTTTCTCGTGATTTACTGCTGGCTGATATTCTTCCAAATAAAATCTTACCAACTTATCAAGTAGTTCTGTATTTTTACTTTTCACTCCTTGATTACTTCGTGTTCCTAATGATTTGATACAATACAAAATAAAAGTGTTATTAATTTCGGGTAAGGCAGTTTTATTTGAATAGCAATTCAGCACATACAACCGAATAAACTGGTAGGAATGTATCATCAAATCGTTCATTTCAAAAACAAGATTATTTATTACAGGTTGGACTAAATCACGATTGAGTAAAACAGATTTGAGTGGTATTTTGAGAGTTTTGTATGCGGATTTATCGTTATTCCTAAACTCTTTGAATTCGTCCTTCAACTTCTTCTTTTTGACCATCCTATATTCTATACAAAGATTATGTTTTTATATAGTTATTACAAATAACTATATAAACTCCTAAATGTTTTCATTTTCGTTTTTGTTTTTTTCTTCAAGTTTCTTTAATTTTTCCTTTTTATTCAAGTATGCTCGTCGTGCGTATTCCTTTTTTTTTTCAGTTGATAAATTAGTAGAATAATTAGTTTTTTCTTTATATTCCTTAACCCGTTGCTTATGTTCGTCTTTATTATTTTCATAATATACTTTTCTACTGGATGGTGCTGTGTATTTTTTGAGATGCTCTTTGGTTTGAATTAATTCATTTTGTAATTTTGTATTTTCTTCCTCTGTAATTTTTAATTTGTGTATTAGTTCATCAACATTCATAGTTAGTATAGTATGATAAATATTTTTTATGTAATTTATCATATTATTTATTTTCGTATTTTTGTGCGAACTTAAATCTTCAAAGGTGTATATAACAATACAAAAAAATACTCTATTTACTGACCCATATTCTACCACTTACTTTTTTTTACTTGTATTTTAGGACCGGCACCTCGCTTCTGAGCACTGTTTGGATCATATATTTCATCTTCTTCGTCACTATTAATATCCTTTGATAATTCCCAAAATTCTTTCGAACCTAATCTAAAATTACTGTGATTTTGTGCCTTGTACCAAAAAATTTGGTCCTGTAATTTATTTGATTTGGCATTATTGTTAATAACAAGACATTCGAAATTTTCAGTACATTGGTCCATTACTTGACAAAATGATTCAAACGTAGGAAACATACCCGCATAATTTTCCCAAATACGTTTTCTATTCGCAATATACGGCTCTCTCAATATAAATACAAAATCAATATTTGTTCTTAGATTGGGTGGTATACCTAACGGATATTGCATAGTAATAATTAACATGATTTTCCAATGGCGACCATTCATAAACAATAATCTCATTAACTTATCTTTTGTCCATTTGTTATCATACAAACAATCATCCAATATCACAAATGCTCTTGGGTCTATATTTGTGCGTTTATAAGCTTCCATCTCCTTCTTGATTTGCTTCAATACTGTTTTTTGACGTTTCAATATGTTTTCTATGATAGCACTGCTATATTCATCATGAATAAATAATTTAGGCACATGTTCCGCAAAAAAACCGTTACCTGCTTCTGTGCCAGAGATTACAGTTCCAATCGGAATATCCTGATGATAATATAATAAGTCTCTTACTAAAAAACTTTTTCCAGTATCTCTTCTACCAATTAAAACTACGACCGGACCTTTATTTTCGTCTGGTCGAAAGCTAATATTTTTCATATCGAATTTTTTCATATCCAATGACATGATTATCTTCTAAAAAGAAAAAAATAATTAATGATTTACGAGAAAGAAATAAGTTTAAATGTATTATAATATTTACTTTAAGAATAATAAAGAATGAACTTTTCTTTGTATTATCAAAAAAATAAAAACGAAGAATTGTTTCACAGTTTAGAAAACTCTACCTTAGGTTTAGAAAAACTACAAAATTATGTTCCATTATATGACAAATTCTTTTCATTGAATTCATCTAACTATAATAGCATTAATTTGAATCAAGCATACTACATTCATTCTATTAATGAAGAAATTGATAATAATGTATTGAATGTTAATGTATCTGATAATTCAAACAATCTTCTCAAAAGAGATGTATTCTGTAAATTCTCCCCTTTACTAGACCCACTTAAATATTTAACCGGGAAATATGATTTGTCGGGAAACCAGGTTATCACATTGCCACAATTCAATACAAGCAATTGTTTTCCTAAACTACTTGATAAAAATAATAGTGCTTACGTAGACGCATTTTTTTCGTATTTATCTAGTCAGTTATTACATAACTATGGCTTTTTGAATAGTATAGATTATTATGGTGCGTTTCTAAGCGAACAAAAGAAATTTGTATATAATATTTCAGATGACATTGACTATTTAAATGAAAGCGACTTTTTTCATAAAAATAATAATCATAAATTTATGATTGATAATAATGAACATGCTAAGGTTTTTAATATAGATTCACGGACTAATAAAAAAAAACTTGTGATTATTGGTAAGTTAGACAATATAGAGCTTGATACGTTATCCACCGATACTTTTTCTATATTTTCGGTTAATAGTGAACTGGGCACGGACACGGTCCCGGACCCTAGTCCTAACCCAGAACAAGAACAAGTTCCTGGACAACTCCCGATACAAATTGTAGATTTAAGCGACGTGTGTATTTATAACCATCCTTTGAAAAAATCATTGTCTCTTTCTACAACATCAACATACAGTTCCAAGTCATCTAATACATCGATTGACGATGCTGAAACTGATGGCCTAGATGATGACGATAAGGATGGTGATGAACATAGCGACGATGATGATGATGACGACTGTGATGATGATGAGGATGATGAGGACGATGTGTATTGTTCTATTTTCAAATTTCCGGTTCAGATGATAATACTGGAAAAATGTGAAAATACATTGGATTATTTAATGGAAAAAGATTTATTAGAACAACACGAATGGACTTCTTGCTTGTTTCAGATAATTATTAGTTTGGCCGTATTTCAAAAAACATTTTCTTTTACACATAACGATTTACACACGAATAATATTATGTATATTCCAACTGAAAAACAATTTTTATATTATACTTTTAATAATGTTACATACAAAGTTCCTACTTATGGTAAGATATATAAGATAATCGATTTCGGTCGTGCTATTTATAAATTTAACAAACATATTATGTGTAGTGATAGTTTCCATCCAAAAGGGGATGCTGCTTCACAATATAACTGCGAACCTTATCTGGATGATAAAAAACCTAGACTAGATCCCAATCCTAGTTTTGATTTATGTAGATTGGCATGCTGTTTGTATGACCATTTTGTAGAAGATATATTTGAAGCTGATGCTATCCTCAAAAAAAATAAGTTGGCACGGTTACTTAATACATGGTTAACAGATGATAAAGACAGAAACATATTGTATAAAAATAGTGGCGAAGAGAGATATCCTGAATTTAAATTATATAAAATGATAGCGCGAACTATTCATAAGGCCATTCCATCTGTTCAACTAGAAAACGAGGTATTTAAAAATTACATTGTTAGTAAGAAGAAACTCAATAAAAGTGCTAAAATAATGAATCTCGATAACCTACCTAATTTACAGTAAATAAGTAAATTATCACAAATGTTGTGTAATACATTTTTTCAATGCGAATGAATGACGTTTATTTTTATTTATTTTTTATTATTGTCTATAATAATAAAAAAATGTTCATCTCAATCTAATTTATCCTAAAAATCCTATAGAGTAGACAACCTGGAATGGACTAAAACGCTGGATTATCTACAAATGCCATCGTAGCCTTGCCACCGACTTTCACATCTTTGCTGTCAAACTGTGAATACAAATATATACCTGAAACGGAAGCAAAATATACAAGTAACGTTTCTTTAACGAGAACCTTTAATGGCTTCTTTTCATCGTCAGGCACAAATTTCATTTCTAAGAATTTGAATAGAAAAAATACTGTTGATATGGCTAAAGCATATACAAATACTTCTGTCATTTACATTAACTTAAAATAAAGTTAATGTGAATTTTACGAATTATGTTGTCATACTTTTTCTAAAAGTATATTTATGTCAATATTTCAATTTCTTCAAGACCAATTGGAACCTTATTTATATGTCTAGGCTTTTCTAAATCATGTACGTCGAGTTCGGTTAAACTTATTTTCTCCCCTATTTTTAATCTGTCACCATCTTCATCATCGTCTGCTTCCAATTGCCTAGCTCTATATCTATCTGTACTTATTTGTTCTAACCTGGCATCCGTCTTTGGGGCTAAAATATCTTCTCTTTTATTATCTATATTAATCGATTTGTCCATGTCATTGAATCGAATGTTTTCTGAATGTTTTCTCTCTGTCTCTTCGTTGTCAAGTGGTTCTATTTCTAGATTTACATTATCATTATTGTTATTAGATTCGGCCTCATCGGTTGATTGGTCTGCTTCTTTATCAAGCTCTTGGTCTTGTTCTTCTCCTTGTCCTTCCTCTTCTACTGGTTCAGTTGATATTATTTCTTCGCTTTCTTCCACTTGAATATCATCTTCAATTGATTCGTCCAAGTATACCTTTAAAATATTTTCAACCGGAATATTATCTCGAATAGTATTCAATATATGTTCCTTTACAATTAATTCCAATTCACGATTGTGTTTTTGTACTTGAAGTGGTCCGATATTTTTCTCAAACAAGTAAATATTAGTATATATTTTTCTGGCGGTATTTATGTATATCTTGTGAACAAACTCGGACAAAGAGGGTACACTTATATCAATCTTTTTTTGTTTGTTACCTACACGCATACATGTCAAGCTTTTTAACTGGATAATATGAACACAGCTGATTAAATCATTTAAATAGCCACAATTGCTTTTTTCCACAATTCGTTTTGTTTCCTCTTCCACAATATTTGAATTCCATTTGGGAATTCGTGCTAAAAAGTTTTGGAATGTCATCAAATATTTTTCTAATTCATCGTTTTCATCACATAATTTCCAAGACTCATCGAAGATTGATTTAAATCCCTCTATTACTAGAGGAGTTAAGATGTTAATTAAACGCGCACACCACTCATTTCTAGACTCTTGTAAACTTGACACTGAATAGTCATCCATTTACATAAAAGAAATATTTTCTAAAGTATAATCTAAACGCTTTAATACAAAATTCAATATACAGGCCATCAATAATCGTTCTTCTCTAAATTCTCCCTTTATTTTTTGAATAAACACTAAATATTCATATTTTTTTAGTTCATCTATCTTCATATCTTTAATATACTCTACCAAGTCTAAAGCACTATAACCCTTTTCATATAGCGTCTCGCTTATTTCTATTACTTCATATTCTTTTATTTTGTCAAATTCGTTCTTGAATTTCGTTTTACGTTGCTTATCATATTTTGATACGGAAAAACAGGAATCTAGCTTATATCGATGTAAATTTAATTCCTTGCCATTTATTATCGGTTCAGGTATAAATATTTCGCAAAATCGAGACAAAATCGGTTTTAGTAATTTATACTTGTCATCTACTATGATAAAAAATCTAGTTGAATGACTAAATAACTCGATACATCTTCTTAGTGCGGATTGCGCATCAATAGTTAGCTTATCCGCATTCAATAAGATGATACTCTTAAAAATGCTTCCTTCTTGTAAATTTATATTTGTTCTGGCGAAAAATTTTAGTTCTTCGCGTATAAATTTAATGCCTTTTCCATGAGCACAATTGACTATCATCACATAATTTTTCATATAATTGGTTTCATTTCTATACACTTCTTTTAAGAAATTAAATAATAACGTCTTCTTACCGGAACCTGAAGTCCCGTGAAATATCAAATTGGGTATTTTCTTATTGTCTATGAAATTATTTAACTTTTGAACTATATTTGTGTGAATTGGTAGTGACATATAATACATAATTTATGTCATTACTTTTTAATTCTTTTTACGTTATTCATATATAATTATTCCAAATGTATATTATATAATAAAATCACAGAATGAATTGTTTAGTGTATGATTTATTCAGTGGCGTTGGATTTTGTAATCAATTATTTTCACTTGAAACTGCCATTTATTTAGCTAATATTACTAGTCGTAAACTTGTTTTATTAATAAAAAACCCATTATGTCATTGTGGTAGTTCTTCCTGGAATTATGGAACCATTCTGGATTTTTTTAGCGACGATTATTTAAAATATTTGCCTCATGGTGTAGAAGTACATTATGGTGCGGTACCAGAAAAATATACACACATCTTGAGTGATAAGGAAAAGACACATAATCTATTATTTGGACATAATTTTTCCCAAATAGGATTTATAGATAAGGAAATATTAACATTGTATAATAACAACATTAATAACGTCGACATTAAACATTTTCTACATGGTAGAAACCCACGTATTCTTGACTTGTCGACTTGGACAAATGAATATATTTACATAACGGAATCAAATGCTGCCAGGTGTTTTTCTAATTTTTTAACATCCACTACTAATTATCATTTAATGTCAAATATATGCGAATCTTTGACTCATTTACATGAATCATTTTATTGTATTTTTAATCAGCTGTCATATACCGATAAATACATTGGTATTCATTTTAGATTTGGCGACGCCAGATTGTCAACGAGCGTGGTAAATTCCCGATGTAATGATGATATTCGGCATATTATAGAAATAATAGAAAAACATGATGAATGTAATAAGGAAATTGTAATTATGGCAGACAGAAAAGACACATTATACTTGGCTAATATCAGTAATAATATTGGAGCCAATATTACGTTTACGGAAGATATAATAGAAAGTATAGATTTGGACAAATATTTTCCAAATATTACTAATAAATCAGTCATTCAATTTTTATTACAGAAATATATCTGTGAAAAGGCACACGTCTTTATTGGATATGAAGGTAGCACAGTATCACACCATATTCATTATGTAAATTATATTCAAAATAAACCATATCAATATTATACTCATAAATATATTGTTCATAAACCAGAGGAATGTTCATGGTTTCTCAATGGTGTATATGGTGGCGGAATAGGCTGGAAACTATTTTTTCCAGATAATATATTTTTGAATAAACTGAAAATAATTACTCTTACCAATGATGGTTATAAGCACCTAACTGATAATTTGTTAATTTCTATGGCGAAATTAGGTATAGAAAAATCGTTAAAAATATACTGTATAGGTAATGAATCATATTCCTATTTTAAAAATAAATATTTCTTTAACGAGGTAGAGCAAATAGACGCAAATGATTCATATTTAAATAGTTGGGTTGAATACAGAGCGTGCCAGAGCAAAGATGACATTGGGAAAAAACAATGGGCATCTATTACTTCCTATAAAATATATGCTATTCACAATGAATTGATATCTGGCAATGATGTTATATTCATTGATGGAGATATTGTCTTTGAAAAAGACCCTTTTAAATATATGGTGGACTCTCTGGAACCAGATACGGAATTATTAATTCAAAATGACCACCAAGATGCGGAAAATCCTAATATGTGTACTGGATTTTTCTGGATGAAGTCAAATGAAAATACCATTAATATTACGAATTTTGAGACAATTACCAAAAATATCGACAGTTTTCAAAACGACCAACAATATATAAGACGATTTTCAAAGAGTATAAAACATAAATATCTAGATTTGGGTGAATTTCCTAATGGCAAATATTATAGAGATAATTGTAAGAACATCGAACCATATATTATTCACTTTAATTATGATGTATCCGATTATAAGATTAAACGTATGAAACAATTTAATAAATGGTATTTAGATGACGAAACTTCCAATAGTATATTTAAAACACGTACACCACAAATGATTTCGGCAGTTGATACAGTTGTAAAAAAAACGAATAACACTGTGAATTATATACATAAGAGCAATGATTCTAACTCAATATGTGAATTTCTTGAAACACGTAATGTAAAAATTAAACAAGGGTATATAACACAGGTTGAAGAACATGCCAATCAATTAGTAAGCCATTTAAAAAGTATATGCGATGTAGAGCAAGTAAAAAATGTATTGGAAGTCGGTTTTCTAGCAGGACATTCAGCCGAATTATTTTTGAAATTAAATGACCATATAAAGGTAACCAGTATTGATGAAAGTGTGTTACAGAGTGTGAACGTCGGTAAAGAATATATTGATGTAAATTATCCAGAACGTCATACATTAATCAAGGGAAATAGCAATCATATTTTAAAAGACAATGTCATGACTCAGACAGAAATGAAATACGATATTATACTCATAGATGGCAGTTTTAAATATGACATAGTAAAGCAAGACATTATACTGTCAAAACAATTCGCACACGAGAATACAATTCTTATTATTAATGGTGTATTGAAAAGTAAAAAATGGGCGAAATATTGGACTTTAGAAATAACTGATGCCGTTGAAGAATTAGCTGGAAATGGTTTTATTGACAATTTACATAATATTGATATTGATGTTGGTAGAGGAACGATAACCTGTAAATATAGTTTTGGTTTCTCAAATAATACAACTTTAAATCCGGAAACAAATAATAATTGTAAACGTATTGTTATAAAATCAACACGTACGGCTGGGTTTTACAGTAATTTATTGGGAATAATCTATAACGCGTATATACATATTATAAATGGAATTGTACCGTATATTTTATGGCAAAACCCAAAATATATGGCAAATGAAGGAGATAATATTTTTAATTATTTTTTTGACCAACCGGAAATTATAGTTACAGACAACGATACCGTTATTATTGAAAATGGATTAAGACCTGAAAATATATTAAAATTTGCCAAGGCAAACAACAAATCTTTTAGGGAACAAATGTATACCATGTATAATCTAGTATGTAAAATAAAACCCGTGTTTAATAGCAAAATAGAAGCATATTCAAACGAATTAAAATTACCTACATTAGACGCGTTTCATATGCGTAAAACCGATAGATTTGTCGGAGGTAAAGGACTTATATACGCTGGTCCAAATCAAGATACAACTGAATCTTATATTAAATCTAATTCATTAACCTCATTTTACTTGGCTACAGATTGTGAAAACACATTTGCATATTTTAATGATAAATATGATTGTTGCTCTTATGCCACAATTCGTTCTAGTGGAACTATAGGTATACATAACAGTAATGTAATAAACCCTAATAACAAAATTATGGCTGAAGAGGCATTTATTGAGAGTTATTTACTATCGCGGTGTAAAACACTACATAGAGTTACAAGTAATTTTTCATTATTTTCATTAATAATAAATCCATCGCAACCATTTATTGATTTATCTGTTATGTTTAAAGATGAAATTATTAAAGAGCATAATTTGAGTGATATTTGCTTGGAAGATTTTTTACTTGGATAATGATATTGACTTTTTGATTCGTTATACAATATGTTATATATTATATATTGTATATTATATAATATATGATATTTATTTTTTACGAAGGAAGACATGGAAATTTTATATTTGAATATATTTTCGCCAAATATATTTCATTGTTAACTAGTCAACCCATTAATGATGAAATTAAATACTATACCTATACAAATAATAAATTTATTCAATTTATAGATAAAGAAAGTGCTAACAATACTATTTCAACCAAAGACGACAATAATGACTTTTTGATTACTGATAAAAATGCTAGTGACATAATTGAACAATTAGTCCAAAATAAAGACTTGTTAAATGGAAAAAACATAATTTTAGGGAAGCGAACTGGATACTATCAAAATAGTATATTATATAAACACCATAATAATTTTATTCCATCCATTATAAATTATCCACAACCATCTAGTAGTATTTACGACAATAAAACAGTTGTTATACATATTCGTCTAGACGATTTTCATAGAAATGGAGATGATTCTGAAATATTATCTTTCAATTACTATGATAATATAATCAATAAATTTCAATATAGTGATATTCATATAGTTTATAATAAACCCGAAAATAGTTCATACAAAAAACGTATGTTACAAAAAATAGGTACGACATATTCTGATGAAGAATCTAAATATTTAAAATATTTTGAAACAAAATATAATGCTAACATGGTGGCTGGGGATATTTCATCTGATTTTAACTATTTCCGGAAGTTTACACATGTAATATTATCAGCAAGTTCTTTTGCGTTCTGGTCAACTGTGAATATTCCACATAAATGCGTAGTTCATGTACCTAAACACAAACAATGTAATGCTACTTGTAATACATGTGATATACTTAAATGGTGTGGACATGATGTATTTGAATATCCAAATGTAAAATTTGTTAATTTTAATGAACAGAGAAAAACAATTGGGCATTGTTTTCCGTCTTGTGAAGGATATGTTGGGGAAATAAATTATCCAACTAGACAGACAACCGTTTATCCAGCACATTTTAGTGGTATGAAATCCGGATTTTTTTCCAATTGTTCTATAGCATTGTACACGATAGTACGATATTATAATTTAACAAAAACTATGCCTGATAATATTGATATGAGTTTGTTATTTGAACTATATAAAAAAAATAGTCTAGATTATTCCCTTAGTACACGGTCGTTATGTAAACTTCTTTGTATAGACGAATGTATATGTACAACTTGTAATCCTTCTCTCAGTGATGATACATGGTCAGGTAGATATAAACATATATGTAATAAAACATTTTCTTACGAAATAAATATTGGGCCGCGATATTTTAATGAGTATATGAAACCAAATGAAGGTGTATTAAAACAATCTAATTTCAAACACTGGTCTCAATTTCATCCTTACACAAATGAATTAATAAATTGTGTTAAGCCATTCGCATTATCTACATTTGCTCCATCAGTTCATATATTAAATTTAGTTAAAGAATATGAATATAAATATCAAATAGATTATGATAACACTTGTGTGTTATTTTTTCGTGGAGGAGATAAAATATCCGAAACAAAACTGCCTAGCTATCAAGAATATATCGTAGAGATTAGAAAAAACCATGAACATACAAATTTAAAATATTTGGTTCAATCTGACGAGAGTGAATTTATAGAAGAAATGATGAATACATTTAGTCAGTCATTTTACTTCAAGGATGAAATAAGAACTTTACCTGCTAGTAGAAAGGGACATGTTGATAATTGTATTACTGACGTAAGCAATTTTGAATTTACACAAAAGTTCTTAGTAATTGTCATAATAATGTCAAAGTGTAAATTCGTATATTGTAATAGTGGTAATATATCTATTTGGATACGAATTTATAGAGAACTTAATGAAGGCTTTAATCAATGGATATTCTGGAATAATGAACGACTGTGGTTCAACCCAAATCAATAAATGTAATATCATACATACCTTGCTATAAATTTATCTTCTGAAATTCTTTAACTAGAAATCCGGTAACTTGTCGTTTTGATGCTTTTTGATTATTTAAACAGTTATCTAATTGTGAATTATTGTCATCTCTATATGTAAACATAGGAAATTTATAAGTATACGCTGTATAGCTAGTATTAATATTAGCATTTCCATATATTCCTAACTTACCGTCCGAGGTTGGTAATATTTTATTTGTAAGTGTTTCAAAGTGTTTTAACATTTCAATACCACATTTTCGCGTAATAATATACGCCAAGCAGGATCCTACATTGTCTATAGTTCCCCATTTAAAAAATTCAGGTTGTTCATGCCATGGGTTGTCTGGTTTATATATTGGCGCATAAATAATAGCTAATTGTATAATACCCGTATCAGATGGTGCTTTTTTTATTAACTCGTCGGGAGTACATCTCCAATATTTACTGTATTCAAACACTAAATCGTCTTCACATATAATTGCGTAATCATCTGTACTATTTGTTATAAATTCAGATATAGCCTTCATATGCGACCTATGACATGCTGTTTCTTTCGCATTCTTTAAGGATCCTCCCATATTAGTATAATTACTATATGGTAATGCATCAACACGTATGAATTCGCCTATACTGTTATTTGTAAATTCGTTTTCTAACTGTTCGCGACGTTCTGTAGCTGTTTCTAAATTAATGTAATAATATTTCATTTATATAATATATATTATTGAAATATTTATATTTTTTCTTTAATTATACACATTTGAAGATTTTACATTCTTGTTTTTTTTTACTCTGTGAAAACGGCGTTTTAGACCCTTGAAGATTTAAAATCGCACAATTCGGTAAATTAAATATAAAATTGATATAAAAAAGATATGTTGTATTCTTATATACAATATGAATACTATGTATGAAAAGTATATTGGCAAATATGGAAATTTCTCTCACATCCTCAATATTGAAATTGACAAAAGTTTAAGTGAAGATGAAAAACATATAATTCTTTACGATATATACGATTTAATTAATGAAAAAGATATTAAAAAAAATATATCAAATATGAATATCATTATCAAATGGAGGGTTTATGATAACTCTAATTTATTACATTACTATACAGGGGGTGATGGCATTCTTGGTGATGTAGCAATTTACGAGCATACAAAATTATTGTTAACTGACATAAACAAAGTAACAACTAGTGATAAGTTTAAAATTTATCTTAACAAACCGCTTACTAAATCTATTTGTATGTTGAATAAAACTATTTAGGGTGCCATTTTAAATCTTCAAATGTGTAAATTACCAAGGGTGTAAAATATTCAAATATGTATATCTGCAACATCTTCACCGACAATTGCTTCATCGATAATTTCTTTTAGTTTTCCCTTATCTCTCAAGGTCAATGCTATCATATGGTCATTACCTGGGTGTTCTATGGTAGTACAATTTGGTGACTCTAAATATATGGCATGTTTTTTATCAGCACCTTTATTTCCGTTGACAGAATAATGTATATCAACCGGAGACGAAAATGGGCGGAAATTATTTAAGTCCAATGCCTTTTGGTATTCTTCGTCTTCTGGATGTAAGGTTCTCAACCACTTACATGTATTGGGAGCATTATACACGTCACCAATCAAATCTTCTTTGCGGCCAGTTAGCACTGTTTGAGGACTAAAAGCGAGTACCTTGTCAAACCCCAACAATTGTCCATATAGAATGGCAGCATACCCACCAGCCGAGCATCCTAGACCAACAATGCGTTTATATTTTTTTCGGCTTATTAATTCTCTATACATATCAATCGTGTCTTTAAAACATGTTGTTGAATTTCTAATACCAGCAATATAATAACGACAGTTAATGTCACGCAAAAATAGTTTATCTATGTTTGTATATGATTTTAAGAAATTATAGAAAATAAAGGTGGGAATAGATTGCTTCCAACCCATACCAGCAAACGTTATCAATAAGGTATCTCCACCGTTATCTTCCATATAATAATCGTCCATATCTTTCCATGGATGTCCTTTATGCTTATCAGAATAATCTATGTCTCCTATGGCAATGGGTGTTACGCTATTTGCCTCTGTATTCTTTATTAAATCATTATATATAAGAGTGATATTATCCAAAATGGGTATATATCTTTCTATGTAACTAGAAAAGTTGCTATATTGAGAAATATCGTGCTTGATTTGACATCCTTCATCATCAAACATAAACCCGATTAATACTGTGCGAATACCAATTGTAACCGGAGTAACTCTATGTAATAATGACGAATCAAATATAATAATTTGACCCTTTTTCAATTTGAATTCTAGACCTAATTCGTCAAATACTAAACAACCACCTTCATATTCATCCGGGTCGGTTAAACTACATATTGTGGACATTTTTCTATACTTTGTATCACCTGTTGTATCTCTATGTGCTTGATAAAAGCCTTCTTGGTCTCCATAATATTTCCCTATTTTCCACGCCTCACGATATTTAATATCACCAAAATGTGTATTTATTTCCTTATACATATTATCAAAATAAAAATTATCTATCATTCTAAGAGTAGGGCGTTCATTAATATAAAAATCCTTGCGTTTTTTTTGTTTAATATCTACACGTTGTCCAACTTGACCATCGTGAAATTCTTTGTCTTGAATATAAGTCAATATATCATCAATAAATTCATTCGTTTCAATGTCATCATATAAAAAGATTGAAGTATTCATAAATTCTTTATAATATAACGCTAAGATTATTTTTATATTATATTTTTCGATTGTATATAAAATGGATTGTTTCATTTATTTCTAGATAGTGCGTTTTTATTTACACACTGACATAATGAAGTAAAACTATATGATAAAAGTCATCTGGCAAGTTCTCTCTAAAATGAATATGGTCGGTACCTTGAAATATCATTAGACCACCCGCATTACAATCCACCTCAATACATTCTTCTTTCGGGGGTGTAAAATCTGATCTTCCTTTGTGTTTTACCGGCTGTTTCACCTTGTGTAGAAAAATTGGCCAATGTGAATTATCTGGTTTGTTAATAAGGAACGATACTGTATATTCACAGTCAGCACGGTCGGTGTGAGCGGGTAAATCTGAATCATTTACGTAGGCGGATAAATAAGTGTAACTAGGCATTACTTTCTTACCCACAATTTTTTCAATTAAAGGTAACACTTCGTAATGTAATATTCTAGATAGAGGTTCGTTATGTGACTTGAACCTTCTAGATTGCTTATCGCCCAATACATAAGTTCCATTTTCTATAGTTGTTGAATAATATTTTTGACAAATGGCCAAGGTAGACGTATTTAATACGTTTTCAACCACAACCGGACTATATTCATCAAACGTATATGATTTTTGTAAATTATCACTATTTAAAGCACTATAAATATTATCACCCTTTATGTCTGTTATTTCGCCATCTATTACATCTATTATAGATGGTTTTCGACTATTTATGTATTCTAATACAATCTTCTTAAAATAATTAAACTCACCTTTGAATGTATAATTAAAACTCTTTTCACCTCGCCAACTTTGCGAAATTTCATCATTTTCAAACCTTTTTAAAACGGTTTTAAGCGTTTCTGTGTAATCTTCTGGAACAGCGGATGCCTCTGTACTAGTAGTAGTATTCGTATTCGTATTCAATTCCATATTTGTACTTGCCAAGTTATCATTTGATTTAACATTTGTAATTAGTTCTACCGGTAAATAATTTGTCGTACCGTCTTTCTCTCGAATATAAATATTTAAGAAATAAGATTCATTGGAATTATTATTGTAAATAGTATGCTCCACTTCATTATCTCTACTATTTCGCGATGATTGTATTATATTATCATATATTAGCAACGACCCCATATTATTGGAGACAGTTTCATTTATCTTTATAAATTTGGTCTCCATAACGTTATTCAATGGAACTGTAATAGTATAGATTCGTTGTCCCAGTTTTTCAGTGTACTTCTTTCCATTTTCACTTGTAATATCATATGCTTCCATAAACGGTCCATGACTTTGATTAGGCAAATATTTAAATATATTCATATTTTCAAAGAAAGTTGCTTTAATACCCGTTATTTTTTCAATTTTATTTATCGCATTTGGTAAATTTTTATTATTAATCCAACAATTTAAAAATTTGGATGTTGATTTTGTAAAATCACAATTATCAATTATTTGCTTACATTCTACTTCGCTGAGGAAAGCATCTAATTTATATATTGATTTTTTATCCGTTATTTTTGTAAAAGGTGTTGTCAGATTTGATAGTTGCGTATATTTATATATCGGTTGACTAGTGGTTATCGGAGTCTCAATACTATTTACAACAGATGTGAGTGTCGTATCTTGTATGTTTGTAATGTTATTATTATTATAGTACGCCGGATTAAACTCTGAATATAATCTCTTTGAATTACATTCTTTAAACCATAAATTAAAGGCATATTTTTCTCCTTTTATTACTGGCATACCAGCATGTTCTGATAAAGGATGTTTTACGTTCGTTCCAGAATATGTATTTTCGAATACCAATAATTTCCCTTGTTTTGGTAAAACATTTACATTTACTCTATTTAATCGCGTAGAACCACCTTCTTCCACCTCATTTAAATATACTAGGGCAGTTTTTAATCGTGCGCCACCATATTTCATACATCTTAGTGTTTTGTCCGACCCATTATGCTCCCAACTATCATAGTGATTACGATATTCAGCATTTGTATCATAATATATTACCTGGTAGGCTTCGGCATTTTCTAATGGAATACCAACTACACTGGCTATTTTTTCACCAATGTTTTTTGTGATTTCATCGTGATTATGTTGAATCCAAGTATTTAAGCTAGTTCTACCGGTGGATTCAGTTCCTTGTTTTTCATAACTTACCAAGCTACGCACCATGGAGTTTTTTGAGATATTAATCATATGGTTACATTCGTCTTGTGTCAAAAAATTATCTATTGTCAACACTAATGGCTCTTTATTATGTATCTCCTCTATTGTAGTTTTTTTACTGGGTTCAACTATCAATAAATCAGATAAATCGATGGCATCCATTATAAATATAAATAGACAGTAAATGTTTATATTTATTTCAGTTTATATGTTTTAACTTTACATCCTTGAAAATTAATAACTACTCAAACTCTTGGTATAAGGGTTTTCCTTAAACGCGGTTAATATATCAGGATTAATTCTTTCACAATCTTGACAATTGTCGTAATATTGGGGCATATTGATTTTGCCGTATGTTTCTAAAGAGGGTATTGCGTTGTTTGTACCTCCGTTTCCATTTCTTACCCACATTCTATTATTATTTCTGTCGGTTTCATTCTTATCTATTTGAATTCTTTGGTCATGGTTTAACATTGCCATTCCACCTTGATTAGGTCTATTTACATACGTCTTGTTCACATTATTACGCTGATTATAGGCGGCATTATATAGAGGAACACCACTATTCATTCCACCATCTCCATAATATTCGCAACTGGTAGTATCTCTTTCTTGTTCGAAAGATTGTTGTTCTGATACTTTATAACCGCCGTCTTTCTGTCCCTCTACATTCAAGTGAGTATTATCTAACAGTCCCTCGGTCGTTTCTCTAATAGTAGTTGGTGTACGATCCGCTGGATTAAATACACGTGGCGCATTTACCGTCATTTGGACATTACCACTTGGATTAATATTTCCTATCACGTTTTCTTTTCTAGAAGGTCTTAATATATCCATCAAAGGGGCTACTGCGGATTTCATAAACCCACTGATAAACCCAAAACCTAGGTCGTTTTGTACAGTGGAACGATTGTTGGGTAATACTTTATATCCTCCAATACCATAATCACCTGAACTGGCTGCCCCATTTCCTCGGGCAGAAGGATTTGTTACAGGAGTTGCCTCTAATTGTGGTCGTTTAGGCTGTTGATGTTCGCTCGGTGTATACATTTTTGTACCCGATGGATTTGAATCCGCGCCAAAATATTGTCTGGATGTGGTTGTTCTGTTCACATCTCGATCTACTTGAATGGAACGTGCGGTTTGTCCTTTCTCTAACCCGGTTGTAGTTAACCATCTGTCAGGAGTGTTGATGAAATAAGTGTCGGGTAAATATTTTTCTACCTTGCCTTGTGTTTCTTTTGTCGCAGGGGCGTTATTATAATAATGAGCGGGACCTTCATGATTCGCTAATCCAAATGTTAATTTGGGATTGGTCGCAGTACGTAGTTGGTCTACATTTCTATCTGTCCATTTATCACGTGCTGCCATACCAGAATTGAACCCTAATTGACCCTCTGTTCCATAACCCGCATCTAAACCAGGTCCAACCTTTTGCTCGTCCCATAATTTCACATTCGACATTTTTGAACCGGGTATAACTCTTGATTGGTAAAAATCAGTTTGATTGGGTGCGCCATGGGCATATCTAATGTCCTTTTGAGGAGTAAATAAGGGGGCTTGTTCTTGTTTTCTGATTTGCTGACTACCCGAACCTATCATATTATCCAATACTGTTTCTGATATATTTACGTCTTGTGTGCTTCCTCTTACTTTACCTCCAAAAAAGGGTGCCATATTGTTATGCTTAAAATTGGTCTTACTTACATTTTCTCCCGTTAAACTTGTGAAATTATTTGTTTTTGCTACATTTCCAAATTGATCGGGACCATTTTTATATTTTTGATACACATCTGGTTTGAAATAACGGTCTGTCACTGTGTTTGGGTCACGGTATACATTTGGATTATTATTATTAACGGGTGCTAATTTTGGATAATTAATAGGGGGTGGTTCATTATTGGGCAATGAATTTACACGTTTCCCCATGCTTTCATAACCTTCTTTTTTATTTTCTTGATTGGATGCTACAAATAATCCTCCTAATGCTAATAGTGGAACAGCTAACTCCATTTATATATGTTATATATATATATTTTTTATATAACATATTACTTTTAATGAATTGGGTTTTGCGTGGGGTTTTGCTTAGGGTTTTGCCCCCATACGACAATCAATTGGTGAGGTTTTGTGTTATGTGGAGATATATTTATACTTTTCCGTTTATACTTTTCCGTTTATACTTTTCTGTTTATACTTTTCCGTTTATACTTGTCCACATGTTTGAGACACTGAACAATTGTTTACGTTGGCTCCCGAACCATATCCAGTAAATACATTCGATGCTAAAACATTGCCATTATTATTTGATGAAATACATGGGGCTTTTGCCACAAAATAATCTTTCTCTAAAATTCGCGTATTCAAGTTATTTTGAAAAGGAATACATGTATTTTCTTGTGGATTTAATGGAAGGATATAATTGTGATTTTGTTCTAAATCTCTGTACCACCAAGCAGGATTTGTCACTCTTGATTGTTCTGTAAACGGATTACATGTAGAATACTGAATAGGAGATGTCTTCACCTCTGCTTTTTTATAATTATTACTTTCACAATCTTTTGTCAATGGTCTTGTTAAACCCAATAAATCACTCTCTAAATTAATGGTGTTGGTCTGTAAATTGGCTCCCCATTGTTCCATTCGAATATGCGGGTCATCCATAAAGCAAGGATTAGCTCCCCATCCTGGTTTATTCAACATATATCTTCCTGCTCCAGTTGCTTCCTGTAATTGCTTTTTTATTCTACATGGGTCATCATGAAATCTAGTAAATGACATTTATATTTATATATAATAAATATTATTTATTATAAATATTTTCATATGAATTACAACAAATAACATTTAAATATATTTTAACGAAACTGTATATGTCTAAATATCCCGTTGTTATACTCTTTCGCCATAACAATTATTCACATATTGATGACTTTATTCATGAAAACACTTCTAACTTGGAATGTTCCATTACAATTACAAATACAATAGACGATTTACAAAAACTATTCAATCCAAATTATCATCTATTGGTTACGTACGGCGATAGTTATCAAGAATATGATTATATTTCCACTATATTGCCAAGTAGATTTTCCAGTCGTTGGTTTCATAAATCCAATATTACAAATATCGATGAATTTAATCATAATGTAAATTATTGTTATATAGATAATGTCATTCGTTGTCGTGAAAATACCAGACCCATTTTTTCCATATTCACTACTTGTTTCAAAAGTTATGAGTATATTGATACCGCATACAATTCTATTAAATCACAAAGTTTGATTGACTTGGAATGGGTCATTATGGATGATACACCAGAAGACGAACATTTTGATTTTCTAAGGAGTAAATTATCAGGAGACCATCGTGTAAGATTATATAAAAGGGATAAAAATAGTGG